GGGCCCGGACCTCGGTCGGGGTGAGGAAACCGTGATCGATCGCCACGGCGTACCCGGCGTATCGGGACTCGGTATCGGTCCGGAGCAGGGCCTCCACGTTGAACTTGATCCGCTGCCCGTACGGGGATAGCTCGGTCAGTGCTTCCTCGATCTTGCGGAGGTACTGCATGAGCGTGAACCGGGTGAACGCGAGCCACTCCTGCTCCACGTTGGAGTAGGTGAGCGAGTTGCCCTCGAGGGAGACGAGCATCAGCGCGGAGGGGATGCCGAACAGGCGGGCGAGGTCGGTCACGGTGAACGCGCGGACTTCGAGCCATTGCGCGTCCGCCGGATTGAGCGCGAGGTGAACGTATTCGGTGTCACCACCGATCACGCGGACACCGGTCGGATTGTCCGGGTCTGCTGCCGCCTCGTTCCAACGGTCCCGTGCCGCTTTCGCCTCCTCCGCGGTGCGCGCGGCCTTCGAGGTGAGCAGGCCGGAGGGTTGCCCGGACCCGTGGAACCACTGCGAGGCACCGCCGATCTCCCGGCGGGCCGCTTGGATCGGGCCGAGGCCACGGTCATGGCCGGGTAGCCGCATGAGGGTCTGGTGCTGAACCTCGGCCCGCGTGTACGGGGTACCTCGGTAGTGGTAGCGGATCGCCCGCGTCTTGGGATCCCTCGTGATGAGCACCTCGGCCGGCGGGAGGATTTCCGCCGAGAGGGTCGTGCCGTCCGGGCCGGCCTTCTTGAGCAGGAACAGATTGCCGTCCAGAGCGAGGGAGAGCACGGCCTGCTCGATCCAGTCGGACCGGTCCATGTCGGGATCGGGCTTGCGGACGAGCGCGGGGATCCGGTCGCCTTGCTTGAGGGTCCGTCCGCCCCGCTCCACGGTGAGCGGGAGCTGTCCCGCGGACGTGGTGAGGATCTGCAACGCCCGATAGACCGGGATGAGCTGCACGGCCTGCTCGTCCGTGGCCTCGGTCTGCGCGTCACGTGAGGGGAGCGTGACGAGAGGGCGCGCGCCGGACTCGGCATCGGCTGCGCGCTGCGCCAGACCGAGACCGCGGAAGAGTGCCGAAAGGAACGACATGCCGGCACACTGCGCCCGGCGGGGTCTCCCCGGCCAGGGTGCCGGGGCAGGGTGTGACTGTGGGTGACGTCAGAGGACGATCGGGGGTGCGGGGGTCTCGGCGGGGTGCTCGTGGGCGTACAGCGCGACGGCGGCCGCAATGAGGGCGGGCACGGGCCGCGGGGAGTCCCGGGAGAACCGCCGGACGCCGTTGCTGCTGCGAACCTCGACGCTCCCCGCCTGCGTGCGGAGTTCATCGGTTCCGTCGTGGATCAGGGTCTCATCCACGCCCGCGTACGCGAGGACGGCCTCGCACCCCTGCCCGTACTCGCTCATGGTCAGCGTCCGGACCTCGTGTCCGAGCTCCTCGAGTCGTGCGACGAAGCGGCCCACGGGGCCGGCGGAGTCCGCGACGTAGGTGGGATCGAGTCCGAGCTGAGCGGGCAGCTCCCGCGTGACGTAGGGGATCAGCCACTCCGTGCCGGGGGCCTGGTGGACGATGCGTATGCAGGGCCGCTCGGTTCCCTCATCGATCCAGGCTGCAACCACGGCGGCAGCGGAGTTGCCGGGAGCGACCTCGATCGCGTAGGTGACCTCAGACGGGTCCGGTGCGAGGACCTCGATCCCCAGATCGTCCCATAGCGCCAGGTCGAACAGGGTGCCGTCCGAGGCCACGATCCGATTGCAGTACGCGCGGAGCAGAGTCGCCCAGCGCCCGGGGTCGTCCTTTGCCCGGGCTGCACGCGCGGCAAGGTCCTCGACAGCGATTGTGTTCCCCACGGCGGGGTGGAACTTCGTCCAGGTGTCGGGGTCCAGCGGGTCCATGCCGTCTGGCATCGAGTACTCGATGTAGCACAGGTCCGGATCGGTGTTGGCGCGGCCACGGTCCACGTACTCGTTCATCCAGTCCGAGGAGACGGTGCCCATCGTGGATATGAGCCATGTCTGCGCCCGGGATCCGAGAGTGATCTGGCCGGGCTCGACGGCACCAAGGAGAGCATCCCCCAACTCCTTCGAGTAGTGCCAAATCTCGTCCATCGTGACGAGGTGCGGATGCTCGCCGTGGAGCGCGGAGAAGGTAGGCGAGAACCGGGTGATGTGAGTGCCCGACATCTCGGCCACACGGACACCCTCGGCGCCGTTCGAGCGGGTGGACGTGAACAGCAACCGCATGAGCGATTCCTCGACCCTCTCAATCAGGTCCATCATCCGCTTCCGTGCATCCTGCCCGGACTGCGCGGTGTACCAGCACGAGGCCGGCTCCCCTCTGGTGAGTGCTCGATGAACCTGTAGCGGGATCGTCAGGTCAGTTTTCCCGGATTGCCTCGGAACAGTGACCAGCACGGTCGTGTAGTGATAGCAGCGCCGACCCCAGGCGTCGAGACGATACTCGGTCGCCACGTCGAGCGCCTTCCGCTGCCACGGCATGAGGTGGCGGCCCATCGCCTTCGCCACGGCGGCAATTTCGTGGCCCTCGGTGAGGTACGACGGGTCCCGCTCCGGGTGGTGAGCGGCCGGCGGGAGCACGGTGAAGATCGATGGCTCCGTGTCCATCGCGGAGGTCAGGAGCGCGTCGATGTCCCCGGCGTCGGCGTCGGTCTCAGGCCGGGGAAGGCGCTCAATGATGGTCTGCATGACCGAGGCGAGCAGCGCGAACCCCGACGGGGCGCCGACGTGCAGCGCACGGTCGAGGTCGCGAGCTGCCATGAGCGCGAGCTCCTCGTGCGCGGCCCACTGCCGGGTGGAGAGCCCGGCCTCGTGGCGGGCGCGGAGTGTGAGACGCACACCTGCTTCCTGGACCCCGGTGTCATCGGTGCCGAGGAGCACACCGATGTAGGCGGCGAGCATGCCCCGTCCCTGAGTGCTCGGTGACGGAAGCGCCTCGAGGGCCTCGGACATGGCCTGCAGGAGCTTCGCGCGGCCAGACGGTCGGCCGTGGGTGACTGTCGCGTCGAGCTTCGCGGCGTCGGCGAGGACGAGAGCGACGAGTGCCGAGTCCAGGGGGTCGAGCAGTCCCGCATCCCGGCGAGCTTGGACGGTGATCTCAGTCGCCAGCTCCAACTCGTGCGTGCTCCGTGGGCGTGGGTCGAGTCCGGGCAGCATCAGCACGGATCCGCCCGGATCCGACGTGATTGGACGGTCGGATCCGGGCGTTTTTTCGGCGCGATTCTCGGTCATCCGCTCTCACTGTTTTTTTCTGAGCGCCCGGGGGAGGGAAAAACATGGGGCGCGGGGTGTTCTGGCGTTCGCGGCGCGAAAAAACCATCTCCATTCACGAGCGCGACTCGACCGTGACGCTGCCCGTGGTGACCGAAGTTGCAGTTAGGGTGCGCGAGACCGAGATTGTCGTAACCAGTCACTGATCCTCCTTGCTTTCTTCCTCGCTTGTGCTCGATCGTCGCAATGCGAATGCTCGCGATCCGTGTTCCGCACACGCAACAGATCAGTCCGTCGCGAGCCAGCAGCACTTGCTTGATTGACTGCCGTTTCTTGTACGGAATGCGGTTCCACGAGTTGCGACTCACGAGCGCTTCTCCTTCCTGGTGCGCGTGGGTTGCTGCACGTGGGCGTCGATGTACTCGACCACGTCACGGGGCCGGTACCGGACGGTGGCACCGAGGCGGACAACCGGGGGGCCTCCACCACGGGACCGGAGCTGGCGGAGGGCATCGGGGGTCATGGCGAGCATGCCGGCCACCTCGGTATGGGTGAGCAGGCGGGGCAGAGTCGGCCGCGGTGCAGGCTGCTGAGCGGTCATCGGAGTACCGTCCGGCAGCGCTCGCATCGGATCGGTCCGGGATACATGATGCTGGAGTGACGACGGTAGTTAGAGCGATGGAGTCCGATACGGCAGAGCAGGCGCCCGATCATCGGGTCCCCTCCTTGTCGGGGTCGATCAGGTTGGAGGCCAGGATCAGCAGGTCTCCGGCCTCCTGGACCATGCGTACGGCGTCGGCGGGGATCGGCAGGCCGGTGCTCTCGGCATCGTCGCGGAGGTCGCCCCGTGCCACGTCCACGGTTCGGGCCAGGTCGCGGAGTTCGTCGCGGTGGCCGATGAGGTGCAGGCGGGTTGCGACCGTGATTGGCACGGTTGTTTCGGAGCGTTGGGTCACCACAGTCCCCCGTCGCTGCTCGTGCACGCGTGGTGCACCAGTTCGTCCTCGTCGTAGACCACTTCGTCGCCGGGTTCGATCGGCTCGGAGCAGTACGCGCACTTCCCGGGGTAGCGGGCAGCGAACGGGCGCGTCACGAGTCGCTCCCGATTGCGCCTCGTCCGCACTTGCGACAGGTCCAACCGTTGTCCATTT